GGAGAAGGAATTGAAAGTGACCAATCGTAGGGCAGCACCCGCACCGGAACGTGTCGTGTCAGGAACAGGACGATCATCTGGTTCGATAGACTCAACCTTAGAACGGCTGCGAGAAGAAGCGGCTCGAACTGGCAACATGACGAAAGTCATTCAGTACAGAGCGCAGAAACGGACAGCATCCAAATAATTTAAAAGGAATTTAAAATGAGTAACTCATTCTCGAAAGAAGAGCGTGTTGCATTTGAGGACATCCTCGAAGGCTTCAACGACGCTCTAGTATTGTCCCGCAACGTGTCCATCTACAACACAGATGGCTCGATGATGGAACGCACCAACAACGTTATCTATCGCCCCCAGCCTTACATTGCTCAAAGCTATGACGGCATGGATCAGACGGGTAACTTCACGGCTTACACACAGCTTTCAGTCCCAGCGACACTTGGCTTTCAAAAGTCTGTGCCTTTCATTCTGGACGCTCTTGAGCTGCGCGATGCGTTGCAAGAAGGTCGTTTGGGTGATGCTGCAAAGCAAAAACTTGCCTCTGACATCAACATTGCAATTATGAACGTAGCTGCTGCCCAAGGCTCACTGGTTGTCACAACCAACACAGCCGCTGGCGATTACGATGACGTTGCGTTGTGCGACAGCATCATGAACGAGCAGGGTGTGCAGGCGTTTGATCGCTACTTGGCACTGTCGAGCCGTGACTATAACGGTCTAGCAGGCAACATTGCTGGTGGCACAGGTACAACCGCAAGCGTGGCTCGTAGCTTCTCTGGCAACAAGTCAAACAACGCATTTGAGCGCAGTTTCGTTGGTATGGTCGCAGGCTTTGAGACCTACAAACTAGACTACGCAAATCGCTTGATTGGTGCGACTGGTTCAAACACCACAATGTCAACCTTGGTTGGTGCAAACAACTATTACGTTCCACAGGCTACCCAGACCGCAGTAACTGGTGAGACCCAGAACGTTGATAATCGTTTCCAGACAATCACCGTGACATCAAGCACAGACTTGTTGGTCGGTACACCGTTTGAGATTGGTGGCGTTGAGGCTGTCCATCACATCACCAAACAGGGTACTGGTTTTGCCAAGACTTTCCGTGTGATCCAAGTTGTTAATGCAACAACCGTTGTCATTACTCCACCGATCATCTCGGCTCAAGGTGGAACGGACGCAGAACTGCAATACCAGAACTGTATCGTCACTCCTAACGCAACAGCCACCATGACCCGTCTGAACCTTGACACAGCACCTATCAACTGCTTCTGGCAGAAAGATGCTCTTGAGATTCTGCCTGGTCGTTACGCTGTCCCATCTGATGCTGGTGTCGCAGTGATGCGTGCCTCAACGGATCAGGGCATCGAGTTGGTGATGCAGAAGCAATACGATGTGAACACAATGAAAACCAAGTATCGTCTCGATACACTTTTCGGCGTGGTCAATAAGCAGCCAGAAATGTCTGGTATCTTGCTGTTTAATCAGACTGTTTAAAGGAAATAATCATGTCCTATAACATTATTTTTGCACAAGGCACAGCAACTGTCGCAGTGCCAGCAGGCGAGAAAATCGCCGTTCAAGCCTACTCACCAGCGAGTGTGTTCCAAGAAGTCGGTTTCCCCAACTTTCCTGACGCAAATGACCTGTTGACCGTGGTCGAGAACGCCACCTATGTGTCAGGCGCATTTACCAATGCCACCAACGTGATTATTCAGGCTGGTGCATCAGGTGCTTACTACGCTATTGGTGTAGCACCTACGATCAGCAACAATGGAAACTGGCAGCCGCAGGGTGCGCCAGCGAACATTGCTGATGGTGGTTCAATGATTGCCACAGCAGCTGATGTTTTGACTGGTATCGTAACGGCAACGCCAACGACTACCCGAAGCATTCAATTGCCATTGGCTACAAACATTGATCTGGCAACAGAGTGGGCGATTGGTGATTCGTTTGACTTCTCGGTCATAACTTTGGCTGCGTTTGCTTTGACTATTACAGTCAACACAGGCGTGACCATTGTTGGGTCAGCTGCAACGGCTGCAACATCTGGAGCGTCTGCACGTTTCCGTATGCGTAAAACTGCTGCCGATACCTTTATTGTGTATCGAATCAGTTAATCAAACGAGCAGGCCAGCAGCGATGTTGGCCTGTTTAACAGGAGAACGCTATGATGGGTAAGAAGATGGGCGATATGATGTCCAAGACTATCAAGAAAGAAATGAAAGCTGGCAAGCCCCAAAAGCAAGCCGTGGCGATGGCTTACAGCATGAACAAGCCTGCTAAGAAAGTCGCAAAAAAGAAATGATTAAGTCAGCAGCAATCATTAAGAATGCCCCTCGCGCTGAATGGCGTGAGGTGCGTCTTGCCAAGAAAAAAGCCAAGAAGAAGGCTCAGATTGAGCGAAAAGCTATTAAGGTTTATTTCCCATCGCCTATGAATGTGCGTGTGAGAGAGCCAGTTGCGGTTGAGCAAGTCATCGAGGATACAGATCCGATCATTGAGTCTGCTCCGACCCGCGACGAAATGGCTATCAAAGCACGCGAGCTTGGAATAAAATTTGACGGCAGAACGTCAGACAAGAAATTGAGTTCACTCATCGAAACAGCACTAGGAGGCTGACATGGGTTATAGCAAGCGGCAATTCATCTCAGCTGCGCTGGAAGAAATCGGGCTTGCATCCTATGTCTTTGACTTGCAGCCAGAGCAAATTGACACGGCCAGACGCAGGCTCGATGCGATGATGGCAGATTGGAACGCCAAGGGCATTAGACTTGGCTATCCCATCCCATCAAGCCCACAAGATGGTGATCTGGACGAAGAGACCAACGTGCCTGATTCAGCGTATGAGGCGATCATTTGCTCTCTAGGCATCAGACTGGCGCCAAGTTACGGTAAGCAAGTGATGCCAGAGACCAAGATTGTGGCCAAGCAAGGCTATGACATTTTGCTACAGCGTGCGACATTCCCTTTGGAGCAGCAACTGCCTGGCACAATGCCATCTGGCGCAGGCAACAAGCCTTGGCGAGTTTACGACAACCCATTTGTACGACCACCCTATTTTCCTGTGGACGCTGGTCCAGATGGTCCAATCGAATACAACTAAGGAACAGCTATGCCAACCATCAATCAACTGCCCGTACTCAGCACGATTTCTAGCGGAGATCAACTGCCTGTTTATTCGCCTAACAATGGCGATGCTCGCAGAACGTCAATTGGCAGTTTGCTGACTTTCTTTCAACAGAGCTTTGCGTCTCCGACTCTTTCGGTCAACCTGTATGTGCCAGGCTCAGGATTTAACATTACCGTACCGACACCAGTTAGTAACGATCAATGGATGCTCTTGCAGCCTGCTGGTACGTTGGCCACTGGTACGATTACGCTGCCATTGAATACGGGTGTGCCTGACGGTACGACTGTGCTGATTACATCGACGCAGGAAATCACCTCTTTGACGATTGCGTTAAATGGTGCGACAGCGGTTTACGGTGCGGTGACATCATTGACGGCAGGAACGGCCACGCAAATCCGGTTTTATCAACCGACGAATTCTTGGTATCAGATTATTTCTGATACTGTCTATGCTGCGGGTATTCAAAACTTCTTAGCAAGCCCGACGAGTGCGAATCTACGGGCGGCAATGACTGATGAGACAGGCACAGGGCTGTTGGTGTTTAACACTAGTCCGACATTTGTCACACCGATTTTGGGGACGGTTGCAAGCGGCAACATTTCTGCTTGCACATCGACCAGTATGGTATTGGTAACACCGATTCTAGGCACACCAACTTCTGGAACATTGACTAATTGCACTGGTTTGCCAATTGCCACTGGCGTTTCTGGTTTGGCTGCGAATGTGGCAGCATTTTTGGCTACCCCATCGAGTGCAAACTTGGCTGCGGTATTGACGGATGAAACTGGCACAGGCGCAAACGTATTTGCAAACACGCCAACATTGATCACACCCAACATTGGCGCGGCCACAGGCACAAGTCTGACAGCGACAGGAACGATTGTGTCATCAGGCACAGCTGGCGTAGGTTATTCCACAGGAGCTGGTGGCACAGTAATTCAAGCCACAAGCCGCACAACAGGTGTTACGTTAAACAAGACAACTGGCGCGATCACGCTATTTAGTGCAGCAGGCACAACTGTTGCGGCCACTTTTACTGTGACAAACAGCACCGTCGCGGCAACTGATGTGATTATCTTGAATCAAAAATCGGGAACAGACTTGTATGATCTGATGGTGACAGCGGTGGCAGCGGGAAGTTTTAATATTACATTCCGCACCACAGGCGGCACGACCACAGAAACTCCGGTCTTTAACTTTGCGGTCATCAAGGGTGTCGCTGCATAATGGCCACAAAGCCCAAATCCTCTGTCAACGAAGCTGGCAACTATACGAAGCCAACGATGCGAAAAACCTTATTTGAGCGCATCAAGCAAGGGACAAAGGGTGGCGACCCTGGCGAATGGTCAGCTCGTAAAGCACAACTTTTGGCTGTGGAATACAAGAAAAAAGGCGGGTCGTACAAATGATGAAAACCTGCAAACTTTGTGAACAAGAAAAATCAGTTGAGGATTTTTATGAGTTTCACGATAAATGGTCAGACAAGAAATATGTCAGCAGCCGTTGCAAACCTTGTCATCAGCAGTACAAGCGGGAAAGCCCTACTACACCTAAAAATCGCAAAGCCGAAAAACTTCAACTTAGGTACGGATTGACTTATGAGCAATGGGAAAAAATCAGAGAGCAGGAAAAATTTTCTTGCATGATTTGCGGTATATCAGAAGAAGAGAATGGCAGGCATCTCGATGTAGATCACTGCCACAATTCGGGGAAAGTGCGCGGTATTTTATGTAATCATTGCAATGGGATGCTAGGCCATTCACGCGACAATATAGAAACATTAAAATCTGCAATATCTTATTTAGAAAATTATGGCGGCGGATACAAATGAAAGCCTCACAGAAAAGCCTCAAGGATTGGGGTCGGCAAGATTGGGGAACTAAGTCTGGCAAACCATCGTCCGAGACAGGTGAGCGTTATCTGCCAAAGGCTGCTATTGAGGCACTCTCACCCGCTGAGTATGCATCGACCACCAAAGCCAAGCGGGAGGCTACAGCAAAGGGCGAACAGTTTGCCAAACAGCCCAAGAAGGTAGCAGCCAAAACCAAGGCTTACAGATGAAATCCCCTGCTTACACTCGCAAGGAAGGGCAGAACCCAAAGGGTGGGCTGAATGCTAAGGGTCGAGCAAGCGCAAAGGCTGAAGGCATGAATCTTAAAGCTCCAGTTAAGTCGGGTGACAATCCACGCCGAGCCTCGTTCTTAGCTCGCATGGGTGGCAACGCAGGGCCAGAGTATAAAGATGGCGAGCCAACCCGATTGCTGTTAAGTTTGCGAGCTTGGGGCGCATCGTCTAAGGATGATGCACAAGCAAAAGCCAAGAAAATCTCTGCCAGAAATAAGGCGAAAAAGTAAATGCAAATCCCTATTTTGTCCGGCATATTTACTGACAACGGGCCAGACTTGCGAACGTCTTATCCAGTCAACCTTGTGCCGACTCCAAAGCAAAGCGGGATTAGTAATGGATACTTGCGCCCAGCCGATGGGATTGTGGCTAACGGCACAGGACCAGGGGCTGATCGAGGCGGGATCAATTGGCAAGGCCAGCTGTATCGTGTAATGGGTACTAAGCTAGTTGAGATTTCGAGCAGCGGTGTTGTGACGATTCTTGGCGATGTCGGTGGTCCAGTCAATGAACTAGTCACGTTTGATTACAGCTTTGATCTGTTAGCAATTGCCTCTGGTGGGCGTTTGTATTACTGGGACGGGTCAACACTCGCTCAAGTAACTGATCCTGATCTAGGTGTGGTTTTAGATGTGGTTTGGGTCGATGGTTACTTTATGACCACTGATGGCGAGTTCTTGGTGGTCACAGAACTCACAGACCCATTCCAAGTCAACCCTCTTAAATACGGTAGCTCTGAGGTCGATCCTGACCCTGTGGTGGCATTATTAAAGCTAAGAAACGAAGTCTATGCGCTGAACAGAAACACGATTGAGGTGTTTGACAACGTGGGTGGTGATTTATTTCCATTCCAACGTATTGATGGCGCACAGGTTCAGAAAGGCGTGGTCGGTACGTTTGCCTGCTGCGTTTATTTAGAGACGATTGCATTTTTAGGAAGTGGTCGCAATGAAGCACCAGGCATCTACCTAGGTGCAAATGGGACAGCTAAGAAAATTAGCACCCAAGAAATTGATGAGATTCTGTTGCAATTTACGGAAGCGCAGCTTGCAACAGTCAAGCTAGAGGCTCGCAATGACCGATCGCATCAGCATCTTTATATTCATCTGCCAGACAGAACGATTGTGTATGACTCGGCT